CCTGTGTTGGCTTGCTTGCCGGACGTATCGCGGCCATACCCGTGCAACGCTCTATTGCTCGTGTGAAAACGGGGGCTATAGGGGTAGATAATATTTATATAGGAAGTGTGGCTGCCGAAAACGGAAAACCGGCTACTATACACAATTCCGGCTATATCACCGCCCGTACATTTATCGGTAAATCGGGTTACTACTGGAGTGATGACAAGCTGGCAACATCGGCTACCGATGATTATGCTCTTATCCCTCGCCGTGCCGTGATAGATAAGGCTTACCGTATAGCCTATAAAACAGCCGTAAATGAGCTTTCGGATGAAATTCCCGTAACCGATTCAGGTACCATGCCGGCGGCTATCGTGAAGCACATTCAGAATGAAATAGATGTAGCTATTGAAAACCAAATGACAGCTTACGGTAACCTGGGTAACGACCCCGGCGATGCAACAGATACCGGTGTGGAAACCTACATTGATGAAACGCAGGATGTGGTTACTAACTCGACTATAAAGATAGAATTGAGGGTAAAACCGTATGGTTACGCTAAATACATCAATATTTATTTGGGATTTAAAACAACATCTTAAAAATAGAACGATATGGCATTTGATAGTAGAGAATATGAATGGGCGGACATCACCCTGCTAGTAGGCGGTAAAGACATTACCGGAATCAGGGGCGTAAAATATGGCTCAAAGCAGGAAAAAGAGGCGGTATTTGGTAAAGGAAACCTACCGCTGAAAATACAAAAAGGAAACATAACATTCGACGGCGAACTTTCTATGTTGCAGAGCGATTATGAAACCTTACGAGCGAATGCAACGGATGGTTCGGTGTTGAGCTTGCAGCTCAATTGCGTTGTGTGTTATGGAAATCCGTCAAAAGGCGATGTGATCATTACCGATGTATTACAAGGCGTTCAATTTACCGAGGACGCAAAGGACTGGAAACAAGGAGATAAATTCACGGAAATAAAACTGCCTTTTATTTTCCTTCGAAAAAGAACATTACCTAAATAATCTAAAATAATATCATGGAAAAAGTAAATATCGACGAACTAAAAGAAAAATACGGGGATATAAAGATTATAACCATTGATGGCCTTACCGGCTATTTCTGTAAGCCGGATTTGAGAATTTGGCGTTTTGCACTGAAAGCAATTGAAAAGAGCACAACCGAATTTAAGCGGGCTATGGCTATTAATTGCCATGTGGCAGGGGATAAGGCGTTGCTTGAAAGCCCTTACATTGAGGACATAGCCGATGAAATAGATGCCTTTATTACCTACGCCGATGCAGAAGTGGAAAAAGACGGCAATGCCTATAAGATAACCGTGTTGGACAAAGCCTGTCGCCTACGCCCGGTAAGCATTGAAATAACTACCAATGCAGAACGGAATAACCCGGACAATATTCCATTTAAAACCCAGCAAAACATGCTTGAAGCCATGTGGTTGGATGGTGATTCAGAACTAAAGGATGCCTCGAACCTGGATTACCACATGCCCGTGTTGCGTATCTTGAAGGACTTACGGGAAAAGCACCTGGTAAGCATAAAAAACGCCTAAAGGGCTCTGTGTTTTGGCAGGTTGAAAGCGGTGAAGAACAAAGCAAGCTGGATGAATTTATTGATAAAATAACTATCCGCGCCGGACATTCACTAATCCGATTCTACCTACATGAAATACACCCCGAAAAATTAAAAGATGATGTTTGGTGCGAATCCGTACTTGATGTATGGTTATACCGCCAGTTGGAAAGTAAAGAACTAGAAAAAGCAGGTAGATAAAATGAGTGGAGCGGTAGAATTTGTAATGACCTTGAAAGATGCCATGACCGGCGGTCTTGAAAAAATAGGTAAGGAATTTTCGCATACGAAAAATGAAAGCGAAAAGTTACATGCTTCTACCTCAAAACTTAAAGGGGCTTTTACCTCGTTGAATAGCATCGCTATGACCATGGGTGTAGGTCTCGGCTTGTTTAAAATAGCCGAATATTTTACCAGTGCTTTTGAAGAGGCGAGTAAACTTAAAGTAGCGGAAGAACAGGTTAAAACAGGGTTGGAAAGTACCGGATACGCGGCGGGCGTTGGCTTTGCCGATATTGAGAAGATAAACAAGGGTATTTATAATTCATCCACCTTCACGCGTGAAGAACTTATGAAAATGAGTTCGTTACTCGTTACTTTTCCCGGCATAACAAAAAAGAATTTCGGTGCAGCCTCGCAAATCGTAGCCGACATGGCCACCCGTATGCATCAGGACGTGCAGAGCACTGCCATCCAAGTAGGCAAAGCACTTCAAGACCCGGTACTGGGCATGACAGCCCTACGGCGTGTAGGCGTGAATTTGTCGGCAGAACAAACAGAACACGTGAAAAAGCTGGTTGAAGCCGGGAAAAAAGAAGCGGCACAGCAGCTTATACTCAACGAATTACAAAGCGAATTCGGCGGTTCGGCAAAGTCGGCTTACGATGCCACCCCGTTAATCCATTACAAAAAAATGATGGATGAATTCAAGGATAAAGTAGGCACCACCCTGCTAACCGTAGCCGGTGCACTTGAACCTGTTTTCAATTACGTGAGTGGCCTGTTTTCCGAACTCGGAGACTATTTGGAAGAAAACAAGGCGGATATTGCGAGCATCGCAGGGTTTGTGGGTGGAGTGCTCAAGGGCTTAGTTTCCGTTGTGTTAAAGCCGCTATTTAATATCATAGCTTGGATATTTAAAGGCATTAAAGATGGCAATCCAATTATTTGGAGCTTGATAGGAGCTATTGCTGCATATAAAGCTATTGCGCTTGGTATGATAGCTATCACAAAGCTGGCAGCCTTATGGCAGGGCATTCAACTTATTTCAATAAATGTATTGGGCGATGCCTTTTTAACTGCAAGCGTGAAAGAGAAGTTATTTGCCGCGGCACAATGGATTCTTAACGCGGCTATGGATGCGAATCCTGTGGGATTAATTGTGCTGGCTATTGCAGCCTTAGTTGCTATAGTATGGTCGGCAATCAATGCTTATTCAAAATGGGGGGCTGCTTTGTTGCTCGTGTTAGGTCCTATTGGTTTAATAGTTAATATGGTAATGGCCTTAAAGAATAACTGGGATTCAATTGACCAGGCATTTTCGGGTGGACATATTATCCGTGGTTTGAAACGTGTTGGTGTCGTTCTGCTCGATGCGATACTTTATCCCGTGCAACAATTATTAGGTTTGTTAGCACATATACCAGGACTTGGATATTTAGCAGGAAGAGGTGAGCAGATGATAGCTAACTTAAGAAAAAGCCTTAACCTGATAACCCCCGAAAGTAACGCGGAAAAGACGGCTAAAAGTGCAGGCGGAATAGCCCCGGCAAAGATACCCGGCACGGCAGGTGCCGCTGCTGCCGGCGGTGATGGAAAGGCAAAAAACAAGAAAACGGCTGAAAGCGTGGCCAGCGGTGGTACCCGCAACACGCAAATAACAATAAACCTGGGCAAGATGGTAGAAAACATCGTGTTCCAAGGAGGCATAAAAGAAAATGCACAGGATGTAACCCGGCAGGTGGAGGAGGCTCTGATGCGAGTACTTTATGCTGCCGAAAGCGCACAATAAGATGGCAGGAAGCTTTACACAACCGATAGATGATGCTACAAGCATAGCCCTTAATAGTCAGATAGCACTAGGCTATTCGCTGATTCCCATAGTGCCGTTCAAAACCGTGGTTACGGTAAAGAATAGCACAGATGGCAGCGTGACAGACCCGGCGTTGCAAGAACAAATAAACAATGGCCTCAGCGCGTTGGGTTCTACTTATTGGCAGGTACCCATCACATTTGAAAAGTTGAAAGCAGACGAAAGCGATTTTCTGCTGCCGATTGACCCCCTGGTTAGCATAAGCGGAAAAAATATTATCACCCGGCGTTACGTGTCAAAAAGTAAAATGAGAGGATCCATTAAAGAACGTTGGAGTCAGGATGATTATTCTATTCAAATAAGTGGACTTTTAACCTCTGATGATGGCTTTGATGTCGCGTATTATGAGGAGCAACTTCGCCTATTTTGCGAAGCCTCACAGAGTGTAGGCATCGTGTGTAATTTTCTGAATTCCGTGTTTGGAATATTCAAAATTTCTATTGAAAGTTATGATTTTCCCTTTACAAAGGGAATTGAAAATCAGGCATTCACCATTAACGGCTATAGCGACGACAATTACACGTTGCTGGTTGAAAAAAATGTATTGAAATAGCGAGATTTTACGAGAATCTCGCTATTTGTATAGAAAGCTACAGAAAATTTCATTAAAGGTTTTGAACAAGAATTTATATGTTAAACATGAATTTCCACATAGAAATAGGCAATTATCAATTGATGATGGTCGATTCGGTAAAAATAAAAACATCCGTCGAACAACTGTCTGACACGGCCACTATCTTGTTACCGGGGTCTGTTTTTAACAAATATTTGGAAGTGGAAAGTAAAATAGCGCGAGGTGACAAGGTACTTATCAAGCTGGGTTATGATGATAACCTGGTAACGGAATTTGAGGGCTACATTGAAAGCATTAGCACGGACGACGGGGCTATTACCCTGAATTGTGAGGACGAGCTATTTAATTATCGCGTAAGCCTTGCCGATGTCGTATTAATAAATAAAACCGCAAAAGCAAAAGGAATATCCGTAAACGAAATTTTGACCTATGTAAACACTAAAATAGGAAAAGGCTTTACCCTATCCTGCGATTACGATTTCAGTTACGATAAGTTCGTAATCCGTTCGACCACCGGCTATGATGTGCTGAAAAAGATACAGGAGGAGGCTAAACCAAACGTGTATATGAAAGGCACCGTACTGCACGTACACCCGCAATATAGTGAGATATTCGGTACGGCTGATTATAATTTCGCGGTGAACATTGAAAAATCGGATTTGAAATACAAAATAGAGTCTGATAGAAAATATCTTGTTGAGGTGGAAGGCAAAGGGGCTGATGGTAAAACTATCAAGGTTGAGGTAGGAACTACAGGTGGTGATAAAATGAAGCTGAAAATATCGGGCGTTTCCAAAAAAGACAGTTTGCTGAAAATGGCTAATGAAGCATTGAAAGCGAAACAATATACCGGATATGAAGGCAGCTTTGACGGTTGGCTGGTACCTTATTGCAACGCGGGCTATAAGGTAAGTATATATGATGCGGATTATCCAGTGAAAAAAGGCAATTATTACGTGTTGGCCGTGGAAACGGAATTTTCGCAATCGGGCGGCAAGCGAAAGGTAACGGTAGGCAAAAAAATAAGCTAACGTATGACAAACGCGCAAAAGATAAAGGAAATAATACGAAAGATAGCCGGCGGCTCTGAAATTGGTGCCTTCACGGCGGAAGTGGTGAGCGTGGAGGGCGACACTTGCACCGTGCAGGTAAACAGCTTGCAGATTCCTGATATTCGTCTTAACGCCGTGAGTAATGATAGCACAAATAAGCTAATAATTACCCCGGTTGTGGGTTCGGTTGTCGGTATTATTGATATGGGTGGAGAAAGCCGGGATTTAACCGTATTTCAGTTCACCGAAATAGATCATATTACCGTGAATGGAGGCTCAAATGGTGGACTGGTAAACATAAATGTGCTTACGGCTTGGATGGCGAAAGTTAAAACCGACTTAACTACAATATCAACAGCCCTTAATGGACTTGGAGCTCCGATAACGATAACAACTGATAGCCCTACAGGGATTGAAGATAAAACATTTAAACACTAATTAAATGAACGTTAAACAAACCGGATTACAAATAAGCTCAGACCTCGACCTGCTGATAAATGTTGAGAAGGATAGTGAGGGGTTAATAACGTCAGGTTTGGTAATTGGTGACACGCTGTATCAAAATCAATATATCATTCTTTCAGCACAAAAAGGAGAATTGAAAGAAAACCCGCTTCTCGGTGTTGGTATTGAAGATATGGCAAACGATGAGGACGTCTTACCTTGGAAAAAAAGCATTCGTGAAGAACTCGCGAAAGATGGCATGAAGGTAGATACATTAACCATTGATAAGTCAACGGGTGAAATGATTTTAAAAGCAGTGTATGAGTAGTATCACGGTAAAATCGAGACAAACGATATTGGATGTTGCCATACAAAAGTTAGGCAGCATTGAAACAGCCTTCGCGTTGGCTTCGGAAAACGCGGTTAGCATTACGGATGATTTGACCACCGGAAGCTCTTTGACCTTAACCGATGTACAAAATTTGGAAGTGGTTTCCGCGTATGTGTTAAAAAGTATCGTACCCGCCACCGGACTCTCAGATAAGGATACCGTTTTTGGCGGAATAAATTACATGGGTATTCAACTTGATTTAATTGTAAGCTAAAATATGGCACGAACAATTTCAGAAATAAAAAAGGGACTGACAACAGAGTTTATGAGCAACTCAGTACTAGCGAGCGCTTACGGATTTACACCCGGGGATGATTTTGACGCTAAATTTTCAAAAGTAAGTGTAGAAAACTTATTGTTTTATCTGTTTTCCGCGGCAGCTTATCTGCTTGAGTGTTTATTCGATGCACATAAAAGCGATGTGAACGAAATAGTAGAAGACATGATACCCGGCACACCTAAATGGTATCGAGATAAAGCCCTTTCTTTTTTGAAAGGCCAACCCCTGGTTGATGATACGGACGAATACGACACGTCAAACATGAGCGAAGCGGATATAACAAAAGCTAAAATAATCAAATACGCGGCTGCTATAGAAGAAAGTGGAAGCTCATTGCTAATTATAAAGATAGCCACGGGCGAAGTGGGAAGCCTTGCGCCCATTGCCGATACAGATACCAATCCGGAATTAACACAATTCACTGCCTATATTCAGCAAATAAAATATGCAGGCGTACGCTTTAGCGTAATAAATCAGGTTGGGGATGCTTTCGCTTCTAAAATCGTTGTTTATTACAACCCTATTTTGTCGGAGTCCGACGTTTTAACCGCTGTTAAAACGTCTATTCAAGGCTATATACAGGGTTTGCCTTTTAACGGCGAATATAGCAACATGGCTCTTATAGATGCCGTGCAGGCCGTGGATGGGGTAAAAATAGCCGATTTCAAGTCGGCCAGCTCAGGAACACCGCTTGTAGGAATAGCCGAAAAAGTGGTGCCTGCAGCAGGCTATTTTACGTACAATGAGGACAATTTGAACATTGAAATGAGAGCGTATGAAGGCTAATCAATCCTACATGATCGACTTTAAAAAGTTAGCCGTAATGCTATTGCCTACCATGCTACGTAAACCAATTTTGGGTAGTTTGTGTCAGTTGCTTACAAGTCCGGTTAGCAATATACACGTCCGGTTTCTGCAATATAGAAAAGATATATTGTACCAACTTCAGCACAACGGGCAAATGTGCTACCTACAGGCAGCACTCAATGATAAATTTGACACTGTGGAACGCCGGATACGGATACAGGATGCTGACACCACGGAGGTGGATGTAATATACTGGCGTGAAGAACAACGACTTGTTGGAATTCCGCTTCGATCGTCCGGTGAATATATCGTTTCATCAAGGGGATATTCGAGCACAAATGGTTTTGACTTCATCGTACTGATTCCTTCCGACATTTCATCACAAAAACAACAAATACGAGCACTCACCAATGTGTTTAAGCTCGCGGGTAAACGATTTGATATTGTAATTAACTAATTGATTGAAATATGAATGACGGGATAATACCTACCGGCCACACGCTTGGTGATTTTGAGCTATTTACCAATAAAAGTTTTCCACTCGATTGCGACGGACTTTATGACTTGCAATTGAACGAAGCGTTGCTTTCTATTTTAGGAAATCTAGGAGGTAGTAAATACATCCTAAGCGGATGTGTTAAAACAGGCAATACATATAGCGAAGGCTATATTTTTACAGCAACAATGATGTTCCCAAAAGGCGAACTTTTATATGTGGCTTCCGGCTCACAAGACACTATCTATCTACAAACAGATACAGATAGTATCACGGCAAATGGGTATTCTTATTCGGGGGCTTATTTGCACCGTTATTGCGCACATGGCGTAGGCTCTGAAAAATTTGACATTACAGAATTTAAAACGGTAGAAACAAATCTTTCATTATCTGAAAAAGTAACGCAGCTGCAAACCGATTTAGCGTCCAAAACCCCCGAAGCGGTAGGTACGATAAAAATGTGGCCTGCTCTTACGATGCCATCCACTACTTGGGCTCTTTGTGATGGGTCAAGCCTGAATAAAAATATTTACGCAGAGTTATTTGCCCTGATAGGTATCACATTTGGCGGAAGTGGAGATACCTTCAAGCTGCCGGATATGCGTAGCCGTTTCCCCGTTGCATATAATGCCAATGATAATGATTTTAATGAAATCGGAAAATATTCCGACGCAAAAGAACATACGCTGACAATAGATGAGATGCCTACCCATACGCATGAGATAAAATATAGACATAATGCTGATAATGGCTATTATCAAGCTCCAAGCTGGAGCTCTTTTGACATGGTCGGAGCATCGTATAATTATAATTCATCCGCGTTTATCGCAGCAATGACAAATGGGGGCGGACAACCCTTTAAACATCTACCTCCTTATTTTGTAATTCCATTTATAATTAAAATACAATAAATAACATGGCAAAGACAGCACTTTCACAGCTAAAAGCGTGGTTTAGCAAAGGACTTTATCCTACTCAGGAACAATTTTGGGCATGGATGGATAGTTTTTATCATAAAGATGATACTATTCCGATGTCAAATATAGATAGCCTCACAGACACCTTAAATAGCAAAGCGGAAAGCGCGGTAGTCTATACAAAGACGGACGCGGATAATCTATTATCTTTAAAAGAAGATGCAAGAAATAAGGTGACGGAAATCACCGATACAAATAAAACATCCACAACATTTTATCCTTCAAATGCTGCGGTTACGGCTCAGCTCAATTTGAAAGCAGATTTAGAAAATGGAAAAGTGCCAGCCACACAATTACCATCCTATGTGGACGACGTGGTGGAAGGCTATTACAGCAATTCTGTGTTTTATTCCGATTCAGCACTCACAACAGCAATAACGGGTGAGTCTGGGAAAATTTACGTTGACTTAGCAACTAATTACTCTTATCGTTATTCGGGTTCATACATACGAATAGATCAGGTTGATTTGGCTACCGAAAGTACCGCCGGACTTCAATCCGCTGCTGACAAAACAAAAACGGATGCCTTAGATGCTACTATTGCTACAGATAGCGACTTCGTTTCTGGCACTGACAATAGCAAGCGCGCAACGGTACTTGGAATATTTACAGCTTTTAAATACTGGCTTCAAAACGTTTCGTTTTCAGAATTATTAACAACAAGTAAAAATCTTATAGGAGCTGTTAATGAGTTGTTTAATTCAAAAACAAATATTGCTGGTAATGTTGTATTTTATTCTAACACACAAAATATAGGAGATATTACGAATGATTCAAAAACATTCACACTATTAAATAATATAGTTACAGGTGATAATGTTGCATTTGGTTTAAATGCCGATGCAACGCACATGTATGTAGGAAAGTATATATCTAGTTCTAACACTTTATCTATCGTAAGATATTCTACAAATACACCAACAGATATAACTACCTATATTCAAGATATTTTAATAACTGGTTATGGAAGTGAATTAACTAATTCAATTGTAGGCCTTAGAATTTCTCCCGATGAGAAAAAAATGTACATTCTAACATCTAATAAATTACTTGAATATAACATGACAGTAATGAGCAATGCTGTTACTGTTTCCTATACAGGTAATAGTATTTCTATTACTTACACTTATATCCACGGTTTTGATATTTCTCCTGATGGAAAAACTATTTATCTACCTTATGATAATGCTATTAATATAGTAACACTTGCAACAGCTTGGTCTTTATCAACTGTTACTAGATGTAATATGTCAGTAACTAGAATGTACCCATATTTAGTGTCCGCTACAGTAGGGGGTGTTTATGTAATGGGAAGAAAAGTTACAGGTGGGATTAATTATCTAGTTCAGTACTCAACAGATGTTCATTCTACAATATCCGATACATCGGATTCAAATTGTTTTGTGAACATGATTCCTTTATTCGAATCGGATGGTGGATTAACTACTTCGCAACAAGATATGGTTATAAACCCTATCACTAAAAAACTTTTATACTTATATTCTACGGGAGTATTAAAACAATATTCAGCACCTGTGTCACCTTGGAATGGTGTACCTAGAATAGATTCAACAGGTCAAATATATACAGCATATAATTACACACCTGCCAATGATACAGCCGTTGCCCATGTTACGAGTGGAGTTAATTCTGACATTACATCTTTAACAGGTCTTACTACTGCTTTATCTTTAGCTCAAGGAGGTACAGGTGCAACTACAGCATCAGCTGCACGTGCCAACCTAGGCACCGCTGCCAGTGGAGCAAATTCCGACATCACCAGCCTAACAGGAATAAGCGGAAACATCTCGTTTATATCCTCCGATGTAAGCATTGTTGGCAGCAATACCAATCCTGCACTTTCCATGTATGCCCATCGTATTTTTGGAGACAATACCTCCCTGCAATTAGGCGTAAACGATGTGATAAAATTGC